TACCCGTGCTCACTGTTCTGGCAAGCTGCGGGTTCTGGCTTTTCCCCGCGTCTTGCCTCGTCATGGCAAGCTCAGCATCCATCGGAACAAACTCCGATGAAGTTATCTGCACCTGCTTGAGTGTGGCCGAAAAAGACGCGCCGTGCCGGTTTTTATAAGACCGGTCAAACTTTAAGCTGGTGAAAACGAGATTGTTCATCCGGGTCACACCGATGTATGTGATAACGTCCCGGCGGTCACGCATAGACTTTAGGGCGTTGATTGCCCCGTCGCCTCCGATAATCGTGCCGGAGATGTTGAGCGTACCCGCCGCATTGTTCACATGGTCGTCGATGTCAGCCCCGTCTTCCACAGGATTTGAAGTGACGGAGCTGCTGTAACTCTCGCTTTCCTTTTCGATTACGCCGTTTTCGAGCGGGATGAAACGGACCGTACCGCCTTTTCTCCCTCTCAGCACATACGCCATTCTCAATCCCTCCTATCAGTAAGCGTATTGGTTTTTAAGCACCATGCGCTCGCGCTCCTCCTCCCGGAACTCGTTATACAGCTCACGCACGGTATCGCGCAGCGAGGTTTTCAGGTTCTCCGTGGATTCCTCATCCGCGTTGCCCTGAACGATGACGGTAATCTGCGGAGCAAACGCAGGACTGCCGCCGCCACCGCCGGGAACCGGATCTGGGTCTGGGACATCGACGTGCGTACCGTCACCATCGCCGTCCTCCGTATTCGGGTCAGGCGGGTCGAAGTCACCCACCACCGGCGTGACAGAATATGTGGCGTCTGCCACCACAGGAGCGGGAGCATCGCCTACAATCGGGTTCACCTTGAAAGCGGCGTTTGCGGGACCGTTGATTGCGGGCATATCGAACTTGGTCGGGATGGCGTTCTCGATGTCTTTTGTCACGCCGCCCATTGTGTTCTCGAAGCCTTGACCCAGACCGGCGGCCATGTTGTTGCCGATGCCGGCGAACACACGGGACGGGCTGTGGATTCCCAGAAAGCCCTTAACACCGTCAACGATTCCGCTAAAGAACCCTGTTACCTTGTCTTTAATCCAGCCTGCCATAGCCGTGATGCCGTCCCAGATACCTCGCACGATATTCTTGCCGACTTCAACGATGGAGCCAATCAGCGCCCCGATGCCGTTTACGATGGCAGAAATAATCTGCGGCAGCTGCGCCACCAGCTGCGGGATGGCCTGAATGATACCGGCTGCCAACTGGATGAGGACATTCACGCCGGTTTCAAGAATGGCCGGCAGGTTCCCACTGATGAACTCCACGATTGATGTGATGATAATGGGGAGCTGTTCAACCAGAATCGGGATTGCGTTAATGATGCCATTCACGAGCATCAGAATAATCTGTGCGCCCTGTTCCAAGAGGATTGGCAGGCTCTCCGACAGGAACGTCAAAATGCCCTCGATGAGCAACGGGAGCTGCTCAATAAGCATCGGTATCGCCTCGATGATACCCTGCGCCAATCCCATCAGGAGCTGCATACCCGCCTCCATGAGCAGAGGGGCATTTTCTATCAGGGTATTCACTGCCGACATCAGGCCCTCGATGATGGTCGGAATCAATGTCGGCAGGGAATCGCCGAGGCCAGTCGCCAGATTAGCCACAATCTGAACCGCTGCCTCCGCAAACATGGGCAGCAGGTCGCCGATTGCCCCAATAAGGCTGTCCACCAGATTAACCGCCGCGTCCACAATCAGCGGGACGTTCTCAAGCAGCGTCTCCGCAATAAGGGATATAGCGTCCACCGCCACAGGAATAAGCTGCGGCAGCAGAGCGATGATAGACGAAAGCACCTGACCGAACACGCTTCCCGCCGTGCTCACAAGAGTAGGCAGGAGTGAACCTATCGCCGGTATCACTTTGCTAATCGCATCCGGCAGGGCAGCAGCGAGGTTTTCAACCACAGGCGTAACATTCTTCACCACGTTCCCGAAGCTGTCCACCACGTTGTCAACGAGCATTCCGATGTCAGCGTTTGCGTTACCGAGGCCGGCAATCAGGTTCCCAATCGCCGACTTCGTACTGGAAATGGAACCGGCAATCGTTTCCGACGCCTCTAATGCCGTCGTACCGGCAATCCCCATATCCTCTTGGAT